TGGCACAGGTGCAGTACAGCATGTGGGTAACCGGAAAAGACGCATGGTTCTTTGCCAACTACGACCCGCGCATGAAGCGCGAAGGTATTCATCACGTCGTCGTTGAGCGGGATCAGCAGTACATTTCCGACTTCAACGAAATGGTGCCGGAGTTCATCGAGAAGATGGACGAGGCGCTGGCGGAAATCGGCTTTACATTCGGGGAACAGTGGAAATGAAACGCACATCCTTCTACCGCCGGCCCGGGCGAAAAGGGCAATTCTCCGGTCTACGTGAACGCGTTATCTGGATGATTCAAACGCGCGGCCGCCCGGTGACCGGCAGCGAAATCGCTGAAAAGTTTGGCGTAACGCTGATTGAGTTTAACCGGGTAGCCAACGGCATTACCCGCGGCACCGGACAGATAGCGCAGATCGTTGAGTCGGAAAAATGGATCAACGAGGACGGCATCTGCGACCGCACTTTCGACCTCGTCACGAAGCCGAAGGTTGTAACGCCGCAGGGCAAATCGCGGCTGTTCACCCGGCGCGCCATAGAGCAATCGCAGGAAGGCAGGCGGCAGGAGTGCATTGAACGTGCCGCACGCCGTCGCCGCTTGATTGCTCAGGGCCTCTACATCGACGAAATGGAGTCAGTGCTATGAAAGCGTGGTCTCTCGAAGAGCTGGCGCTGCTATGGCGGCACTCAAACGCTGAAGTTGCAGAGATTACCGGCCGCAGCATTGAAGAGGTCGGAGATAATCGGCTGCAAACCAATATTGAGCGTAATGGCTGGGATGTTAACGATCCGGAGCAGGAGGATGCATGACCGATTACACCGGAAGTAACACGCCAGCGGATCAGCGCGACCTCTGGCGCACACCACCAGCCCTTTTCGCTTCCCTTGATGCTGAGTTTTGCTTCCAGCTTGATGCCGCCGCAGCGCCGCATAACGCGCTGTGCCGGAAGTTCATCACCGCCGAGCAGAACACGCTCGAAACGCCATGGGCTGATTACCTGAGCATTCCCGGCTGCGTCTGGCTGAACCCGCCATACAGCGACATCATGCCGTTTGTTAAAAAGGCCGCCTCCGAGAGCGCCAACCAGATCGGCACGGTCATGCTGGTACCGGCAGACACATCGGTTGGCTGGTTTAAGGAGGCTATCCAGACCGCCAGCGAGGTTCGCTTCATCACCGCTGGGCGGCTGGCATTTATCAACCCGGTCACAGGTAAGCCAGTATCGGGAAATAACAAAGGGTCGATGCTCATCATCTGGCGACCGTACCCGCGTACACACTGCCACTTCGCAACGGTTGAGCGGGACGAGCTTATGGCTTTCGGGGCGAAACTTCTCGCCCGCCGGGAGGCCGCATGACGCCAGCAGCTTATTACAACGAAATCGACCCGTTCGCTGCGCAATGGCTGCGTAACCTGATCGCCGGCGGTCATATCGCCCCGGGCGAGGTTGATGAAAGGAGTATTGAAGATGTCACACCTGACGACCTGCGAGGATTCACGCAGTGCCACTTCTTTGCCGGAATTGGCGTCTGGTCTCATTCCCTTCGGCTCGCCGGATGGCCTGACGATAAACCAGTCTGGACCGGCTCCTGCCCGTGCCAGCCTTTCAGCGCGGCAGGCAAAGGCGATGGGTTTGCTGACGAGCGGCACTTATGGCCCCACTTCTTCCACCTCATCAGCGAGCGCAGACCTCAGCATGTCTTTGGCGAACAGGTTGCAAGCGGTAACGCAAACACATGGTTCGACCTTGTACAAGCTGACCTGGAAGGAATGGGATACGCCTTCGGGCTTGTGCCGTTTACGTCAGCGAGCATCGGCGCGCCGCACATCAGAGAACGAGCTTATTGGGTGGCCGAGTCCGTTAGCGCACAATGTCAAAAACTGTTACCAGGACTGGCTAAAGGTAATGGCTCGGAAAGAAGCAGGACGACAGCCAAACCTACAGGATTTTGCTGTACTGACCGCCTGGCCTACTCCAACCACCGAATCAGCTATGAGGGAGAAACGTTACGCACAGGGAGGGATGCCTTTCTCGATGGCAGCGGCATTAACCGGTTGGCCAACGCCACAGGTCAACTACATCACCAATGCAACGACAGTGCAAATGAGTGGGGATGGGCGAGAGGCACCGAACAAAATCGGATGGGCGGCGAGCCTATGTTGCCCCTTGAGGTTAACGGTTTTTGGCGAGATGCGGACTGGCTCTTATGTCGAGATGGCAAATGGCGTCCAGTTGAACCCGGCTCATTCCCGCTGGTTGATGGGGCTGCCGCGCGCATGGGACGAGTCGAGTCCGGGGTGGCAAGAGTGGCAAGCAGCAACCGCGTCGGCCGACTCAAAGGCTACGGTAATGCCATAAACGCACAGGCTGCGGCTGAATTCATCCGAGCCTATATGGAGGGGTTATGACGCCAGAAACAGACAACGCCATCCGCGCCGCCTGCCGCCGCTGCACCGAGGAAATACAGCAGGCCATACGCAAGAAGCCAAAGCCTAACTGGAACGAAACGGTGCCACCCATCATCAACAAGCATCACAAGAAAATAGAAGCTCTGGGAGTTAGCCTCCTGGAGTTCGTCGTATACATAGGCAGGCTTAATCGCCGCTTCGGAGTTGAATCGTGAAGGTTGAAAAAAGCGATGTTCTGGCGTTTACCATTTCAGATGTTGAACGCCTCGACCCGGTCAGGGTGATGATTGAAAACTATGAGCCCGGTAAGGGTCGCATCACCATCACCTGCTTCGGTAAGGCGTGGACCGGGGCTTGGTTTGCTATGGGTGGTGACACTGTTCAGGACTTCATTAAGCGCGTCAGTAATGAGTACCTTATCGGCTATTTCGATCCGCAGCTGCAAAGCACAATAGATGATGACAATGATGCCAACCTTGCTTTCGTTAAGGGTGAGATTATCCGGCTGCGTCGTGAGCAGGAAATTGACGGCAATGAAGCCCGATCAATGTGGGATGAGGCTGAAGATGCTGAAGATGTGAAGGCGAGCTGCTGCAATTATCTCGTCGGCGACAAGCTGCTTAACCTGCTAGGCGATGATCCATGGTACGCAAAATGGCCGTCAGTGCCGAACCATCATTATCAATACCTCGAACGCATCATTGATGCAGTGCGCGGTGGGCTCGCAGAACTGGAGTGCGCCGCATGAAGGCACTAATCACCAGGTCGCTAAAGCGGCCTTTTTTATTGCTGGCGTTTACCTTCAACCGAATTAACCGACAGTTCCGGGAGCATTGACCATGGACATCATCGACACCGCAGCAGAGATTGAAGAGCTTCAGCGTAACGCTGCCCTTTCCGCTCACCGCATCGACCGTAACGCCGTATCAGCTGAGCATTGCGCGGAATGCGGCGAAGACATCCCGGCGCCGCGGCGCGCCGCCGTTCCCGGCTGCCAGACATGCGCGGAGTGCCAGGGCGTTATAGAGCTGAAGAATAAGCAGAGGGGGATGTGATGCAGCATTCGATTTTAGACATGTGCTGCGGCTCTCGCATGTTCTGGTTCGACAAGCAGGACGAGCGCGCGGTGTTCAGTGATATCCGCGTCGAACAGCATGAGCTTTGCGACGGTCGCCAGCTGGTTATAAGCCCGGACCTTATTGCTGATTTCCGCGCCCTTCCCTTTGCCGATAACACTTTTCCTGTCGTCGTCTTCGATCCGCCGCACCTCGAGCGTGTCGGTGATAACGCGTGGATGGGGAAAAAGTACGGGCGGCTCAACAAAGAAACATGGCGAGATGATTTACGTAAAGGCTTCGCCGAAGCGTTCAGGGTGTTGTTACCACACGGTGTGCTCATCTTCAAATGGAACGAAACGCAGATCCCGGTAAGCAATATCCTGGCGCTTACCGACGAGAAGCCGGTCATCTGGCAGCGCACCGGCAAGGCTGACAAAACCCACTGGGTGATTTTCGTAAAAGGTGGCCCGCATGTTCAGGATAATCCAGCCTAATACCTGGTACGCCGATCCCCACGGCGCGCCCTGCAAAATCCTCCGCGCTACCCACGAAGTCATCCACTACATCCGCAACGGCCGCACCTGCATTGCCAGCATGGGCCGCTTTCAACACGAATTCGAACCGCTGACCAAAGCACAGGCCGAGCGGATCGCCGAAGAAATCGAAACAGCAGAGCACCTGAAGAAGCTGCGCGCCCAGCGTGCGGCATGAGGAGAGATTATGAAGAGAAATTCGGCCGCTCGGCGGCTACTTGGGATGGATCACTGGCGTAGTAATACGCAGCTCATGTCGTACTCGCATTGGCATGTAGCAGTAAAGACAGGGAGGTCTAACCCTAGCTGGGTTGCTGTTCGAACACGAAGTTATGACTTCTCCAATTTCGATGAATAACGCAACTGATAGCCAGTTATGAGCTGGCTATTGGGTGCGAAAGCACTGCTCCGTTATCCCTTTTGCCCGGCCCCGCGCCGGGCTTCTTTTTGCCTGGAGAACACAGATGAATGACAGCATCCTGGTTACAAGCGAAATCCTTGCCCGTTACAAAATTTCCCGCAGCACGCTCTATTTCTGGAGCACACCGAAACGCATGCCATCATGCTTTTCATGCCCTTTCCCGAAACCAACTATACCAGGGAACCCTAAGCGGTGGCGTGAATCGGAGATTAAGTCATGGGAAGATAAGGTCAACTTCACTAAAGGGGATATCCAATAATCTCCTGCAGGTGCTTCTGCCAGATATCCAGCCATTCATGCTGATCGTCCATATAGTCATGAAGGTTGTATCTGGCCATAACCCCTCCCATCTGATGTCCGAGCAGCTTTTCTATAACGTGTGGCGGAGCGCCTAGCTCGGACAGGCGCGTGGCCACCGTTCGCCTCAAGTCATGCAATGACCACTCCTTCATCCCGTTCCGGCGTACAACCTGCATAGCGTATGTCGAGACTAAGGTCTGGCCCGGCGGCACATCCTCTTTATCTCGGAATTGGGCAGGTGTAAGAACGTGTTTAGTTATTGATCCGCGCTGGTGCTCCTGCAGAAGTCGGATCGCCGTATCTGGCAGCGCACGACGGATAGTTTTTCCGGTCTTATAATCCTCTGCTGGCACTGTCCAGGTCCTTTCTTTGAAATCGAACCAGTCCCATCGAGATTTTCTAATTTCTGCAGCACGACAGCCTGTCAGGATCATGAACCTGATAACCAGTTGTTGTGAGGGTGGAAGAGAGAAAAGAGTATCCCATACCTGCTTTAGCTCACTGTCTGATAGCTTCCTTTCCTTCATTTTGGCAGCGATCCCAACATCTGACCGCCGCAGCGATTCAAGAGGGTTGTTTTTGATAACCCCCCTGTTGTGACAGAACCGGAAAGCACGCTTGGTCAGGGACAGCATCTCGCCTGATATAACACTTCTTCCCATCGCATCAAAAACTTCAAGCCAGTTGGCCTTCACTGTCTGGTCGACGATAGCTTTTCCGATACGGGGGCTGATGTGCTTCCTGAAACTCTTGCCATTAGCATCAATTTTGATGAGCCCCTCCGGGATGCAGTAATGCTTCACCCAATATTCATAAGCTTCATCAACTGTCAGCGCTTCTATTCTTTCAGCTTTCTCTACCAACACTTTCTGCCGAGGATCATACCCCTCACTCAACCACGCCCTGAACTGCTGCCTTCTGTCTCGTGCTTGCGACAAAGAAATGGTTGGATATTCTCCGATGCTTAACTGGACAGGCTTTCCCTGCCAGCGATACCGATAGAAGAATGTGATCGAACCGGTTATGCTTAGACGCACGTTAAGGCCGTTTGAGTCGGAGATAACCTCAACCTTCTCTCTGCGCTTTCCCAGCGACTTTCGTAACTTAGTATCTGTGAGCATCGTGTACACTCCCTGGTGATGTACGCAGAAGTGTACACAAATCATTTAAATTGCATCCATTCAAATTAAAACACGTTAAATCACTATAAACAGGAAAGTCAGGCGGGGCGCAGCTTAGCTGGCTTTAGATTAAATCATAATAAAGCGTACTTAATTGAATGCAGACAAGAAAGTATTCCTCAGGACGACAAGCACTGATTAATGACTGACCAGAACGTCTATGACAGGCGTTCTGGTCTATTCTC